ATTTTAATTAAGATAGGAAGCAGATCTCTTTCTAACTCCCAAATGGTAGACAAACTTTGTGCATTGATTTCGTGTTTAAATCGTTGCCATAAAAGATACGTGAGCCGTGCATCTTGTTCCGCATAATGTCCAACATGCTCAGCGGGTAGCTTCCACATCTCAGCTTTTGGATCTACCCCGTGAGCTCGAGCCGCTTCGTTCAAATCTCCCTCGGCTTTAATTTCTCCTAAATATTCTCTTGCTAATGAATTCAATGTATAACTGTATCTGTTCTCATCAATCAATGCTCCTGCAATCATAGTATCTACTATCTCACCTTTGACTTCGATACCATATGCGTTGAGCCAACCTACATCATACTGTGCATTGTGAAAAATTTTACGACAAGGCAGTTTACAAATATCATGCATATATTTTAATACTTGTTCTTTAATTAAATTACCACCACCAAAATGTTCCATAGGGTAATAACCTTCCCAACCTTCTGTTGCAACAGCAAAGCCAATTATTTTTCCACGACCAGTTGCCCAACCCGCACCATATCCATTATTAATACCATCGTCCTTAGTTTCTAAATCAATTGCGATCTCCTTTGCATCAGTCAGATCTCTATAATCTGATGGTGCAGACCATAAATTCTTTTTATAGTTTAATACTAGCTGTAATGATGTCATGAAACCCCCAGAAATCTAGGGTTTTTATACCAAAACCCGTTTAAATGGCCACTGAGTGCATGTAAAGAAGTCTTGCTTATGATTCTACCTTGAAAATCACTCATAATCACGCTCTAATATCATTTCACAATAATGCATCGCTTTTTTTATGTCATCAGCCTTACCTTTATCCTGATGACGACAAATATATTTAATTACATTACCTTCAGCAAATTTTAATTTGTTCTCATTAATAAATTGTGAAGGTTGTATTTTAAAATTGTGGTAATGCTTGCTGCCCTTTTCCCACAAGTTGTTTTTCTTTTTCATATTCTTCCTTTTGTTTTAATACAAAACCATCTCTTAACAGATCAAACAATCTATGTTCAACTTCTGCTTTAGTTGGTCTAGTCTTAAACTCCATAGTTAGTTTAATTTTGTACATTAAAACTCCCCTAATGGTAAATTATACACTTCTCGTATTTTTTTCATGACTTTTATACTTGGTTTTCTTTCTGACTTAATTAATAGATCAGCGTAAGTATAAGACACATCGATATCTCTTGACAACTTATGTGCGTCAAGGTTTTTTTCTTTTGCAAGCTTCTTCACGTTCATTATCTACTCCTTCTATTTTATGATAAACTTCTACGTAGGTTTCACAATTAGGACAACTTAAATTAGTGACGATATCAAAATCCTCACCCATATCGTAATCGTGATCCCCACCCCAAATTAATTCTGTTCCGCAATGCCAACACTTCATATTCTCTCCTGTGGAGTTAAGTTACAATATGATCTGGCTAGACCCAACATAGGCCTTCCATCATATTTATTTTCTTTTGCACCCTTCGTATCTTCGTGATTATAATGAAAAAAAACTTGACCACATTCTTCACCTGTAAATTTTTCTCTCCAATGTTCACATATATCACCTCTGTAAACCATCATATCACCTGGTTTTAAAATTATCTTAACACCTTTAGATTTACCTCTATGATAAACCATATAATCTCCCTCTCTTTTGTATCCACCTATGTTTTTATCTGGCTCTATATATATTGCCCACTCATCACCCCCTAAATTCATAGTTGTTGATATTTCACAAGCAAATCTATCTTTATGTCGTTTCAAAACATTACCTTTAATATAAAGTCTTGCATAAGAATAATTAGGCACTAACTTTTTATTTATTTTTTTTTCTATAATATTAGTACAAGATTCCAATAAGGTTTCCATAACAATATCACTGTAATTTGAGAAGGCTCCATCTGCTTGATCATCAAAAAAATATCCCCAATAATCTGTTTCTACTTTTTTACTATCCCACAACCATTTTGATACTTTTGATTTGTTTTTAAAATATTTAAATGCAAAGTTACAAATTATAGGTGCAACAACATTCTTTATTACAATATAATTGTCTGTATCAAATTTATTCATACACAATGACCTTCTTGAATATATGTTAAATAATCTTTTCCTATCGGATAATTATATCTAAAATCTGTTGATAATATGTGTAGTGAATCTCTTGCTCTAGTTACACCCGTATAATATACTCTACGTTCATCAGATCTTTCTGCTACATTTTTGTGAGAAAAAGATGCAGGCCAATTAGTCTTAGAGTATATGCAGACGTGATTGGCCTCCCCTCCCTTTACACTGTGTATTGTATCTATAATTATTTCTGGTTTATTATTTAAAGTTTTTTGTCCATATCTTTTTAACAACTCTATAAAATATAATATTTGTTTTGGTTGAAAGTTTCTTTTTAAAATCTCCCACCAAGGTTTTTTCTGATCCTCTTTGTCCATATCTAAGCCTGCCCACTCTAACAAACTATCAAATGTAAAAAATTGTGTTGACGGAATATCTTTCCAAAATTTGTTTGTACGAAAATCAAAGTGTTTTAATTCTCTAATATATTTATACATGTTCTCCGCTTGTTCTTTACTTATACTATTACCTTTTGACACAGAAGTCCACGTTTTTATGGCTTCCCACTGTTTTGAGTCAAAGGATTTGTTACCTTGATTATCAGAAAAATATAAACCTTTACTCTTGGCAGACATCTTTAATTCATTAACAGTGGAATGCACCCTCCCTAATATGTACCAACTTCCTGCAAATTTGTGAAAAGGTATCTCATAAAAATTTAAATATCTTTTTATGTAACCCGCCCCTCCATCGTGTTCGTATTTTTTTTCTACACTATCTAATATACCTCTGCGAATAATACTAGAAAAACGATGTATATTTTTTCCAAACCTTCTAGTCTTTCTTAAAATTACTTTACGACCAGGAAAATATGTAGTGAAGTATTTTGGATCTGCACCATTCCATCTGTAAATACCTTGGTCATCATCTCCCGCAAGATAAATACGTTTAGTGTTATCTGCTATCTTATATATTACTGACCATTGTAATGGTGTAAAATCTTGAGCTTCATCTAGTATAAGAACTTCTAGATCAGGAAAGTTTACTTCATCAATGGCACGCTCAATCATGTCAGTAAAGTCTATGAAGCTATCCTTCTTATAATGCTCATAGGCATTTATCTTTCTAACAAATATATCTAAATTATCTTTTTTGTAGGACTCTTTTTTATACACAAGTAGTGGGTCTTCTAACATGTTTCTTGCTTTATCATAAATACCTAATGACCAGTCTTTATACATAAAACCATCATCAGATAATCTTTTGTCAGATGTTTTAATAATCTTAGTTTGCAAAGCATAATCTAACATACAAGCTTTAGGATCAAACACTTCTTCTTCAAAATATCTTCTACAATATTTATGTAATGTTTTAAATCTTTGAAAATCATCAATGGTGTATTTAGTAAATTGAGCTAATGCTCTGTCGACTGCCGTGTTTACTGCTTTGTTTGTAAAAGATATAAAGGCTATATCTTTTGGATGCACACCCTTTTGTAAATACTTTTTAAGTATACGTTCTATAAGTGTATAGGTTTTACCAGTTCCTGGTGGTCCAAATATCTTTATGGTCTTCTTATATATTTGTTTTTGTTTCTGGTTTTTTAAACTTTGCATGATAGTCATCGTCCATTTCTGATATATCTTCTTTTCTAGTTTTCTTTTGTATTGCTTGGTGACTTACAAACTCTGGCATATCTACATACCATACATTCTTCTCACCTTCTTTATAATCAGCCCTCTTACAGTTTAACATACGTAAAGCATCTGCCGTAGTGTTAAAGGTCCGTGAGGCGTGTTTCTTTAAAAATTTATCCAATGTCAACTTCTTAAAATAACATACATTTGACTTAGAGTCTAATACAACATACCCATCTTTCAAACGATCAAACTTGTCTTGTTCTATATGTGATTCAAAAAAATCTTTGAGTACTGAGTATCGCTCCTCTTCAACATTATCCATATACTGATGATCTACGGACTCTTCTGCTTTCTCTACTATACTCTTCATTAATAGTTCAAAAGGACTTGGACCTTTTCTAGGCTTAGGTAATGTAAGCCAATATACTTTATGTCTTAGTAAACGTACACGCCATGCCTTCTCATCTTTCATATCTTCTGGAGATACCGTGACCCGTGCACCTTTATAATCAAACTCCCACCAAATGTTTTTCGTATCTTGAATATAGACAATATTTTCAAAGTGACTGATAATGTCGGGAACAGCATCCGCTAACCCAAGCTTTCTTTGTTTACATAAATCTTTATTACATATAGGACTATACTCTGGGTGTTTAGGTGGACACTGATAACTGTATCCTGACTTGTGTATTGATTTTGATAATGTTGCTACTTCATTTTGGGGCAGTGGGTTATTGAATATTTCTTTGTTGCGATCTTGCATAATAGTTAACAAGTCTGAGTAATTTAATCCTGCATTCTTCTTCATCTCCAATACACATACATTGTATAAGTATTGATGACGCATACCACCACTCCACTTCTCAGTAATTAATTTCTGTACACATGGTGGGTAGTGTGACCATTGTGATTCTATTTCGTATTCTTGTACTTGTAATTTAAAAAAATCTTTTGGTGCTATTGTTCTTTCTTTGACTATCTCTAAGAACTGACCTATCAAAACGGGTGTACCATTAGAATCAAAGGCAAACTCCATTGATGCATTCATATTGTGATAAGGCATATTTAATGATTTATTACAAGGGAATATCTCTTGTGCTAAGAAATATTGCTCGTTGATCTCACCTAACTTTTCTACAACTTTTTTTACTGATGCCTTCTCACTAAAAAATACAAATACGTGTAAGCCTCCTGACTTTGATTTGACGGGTACAAACGGTAGCTTATATTTTCTAATAATATCTACAACTTTCTTTTCAGAAAAATCTTTGTAGTTGTTAGGATCTATATCTATACAACCCCAAGTGCATTCGTCTTCAATCTCTGGTCTAAGACCTAATCGTAGTTCACCATCTAAATGTTTCTTCCATACTTCGGCAGTGACAGGGTGGTGTATCGTTTGATACTTCGCACCTTTCTTTCCCCTATCATCGTCCTCTCCCGTAAGAGAGGACGTAAGATAGCGAGTATTGTCACACTGAAATAGGGACAATAATTGTTTTTGCATTAGAAAGGTGTATCTTCTTCTTTACCTTTTGCCGTAGGTTCATCTGCAAAATCAACTTTACCAAATATTTCACTAGACTTTGCAGTTTCGTAAAATGATTTAGTAGTTTCTAATGTTTCAGAATCTGTAGGCTTATCTAAGAACCTTTCAAATTCTACTACCCATCCATACCAACTATTCTGAGAGTTTGACTCTTTTGTAGTAATAAGTTTGTATGCAGTAGCCCATGATGGAGGACAGAAAAAACCATTCTTACCTTTCATCCTTCTTGATTGTATCATGGAGTTCCACAGTTTAGACTTTTTTTTCTGTGTTGACTTCATAGTAATCAATGCACTCTCTAAAGGCTTGCCGTCTTTATCTAAGATGTACACAAAATGGTTACCCGTATCTTCAATATAGTTACCACTTTCTAGTCTATCTTTGCCATCGTCAGCCCTAGATGTTTTCTGCATTACAGAAGGATCGGTGTGAATAGCTATTGGTCTACCTGGACTATCTCCCCTATCTTTCCATTCATTAAAGGTGTTGATATACAGACATGGAACAACTATTATACCGTTCTTACCCTTATACAAAGACCCAGTGACTTCATTATAAATATCACCTTGTCTTGCAGACTCTATAAACTTACCATCACTTTCATCTAGCACTGGTGAGTTAGCATAAAGTATTTTAAGGATAGGAAGTTTCGCATCACGTGCTGTGATGTTTTCTGCTCCTTGCCCCGCAAATTCTTCCAAGTTCGTCAGAGTTGGAAGGTTCTCTTTGGTTTTTGCCACTTGATTCATGGTTACTCCTTCTTTGTTATTTTGGTTTGATTTCCGACATATACACCAAGTAACGCCATATCAATGTTTTCTCCATTTTGTATACGCTCCCTAGCGAACCCTTTCAATGTCATAGGTTCTATTTTCTCTTTACGAGAAACTGTAAAGCCTCTGTTGACTAATTCGTCATACAAGGCTGCGGCTTCATTATCTTGGGATCGATTAAAGTTAGTAGTCATTTGATTTTTGATCAAATCACCGTAACCGTTTTCTCTCATCCAAGTAAATGCTTCTTCCGTTTTCGATGCGGGAATCTTCGCAGATACTACTTGTCTAAGATCTACTTTGTAGCCATCTGTAAGTTCTATAGATCGGACACCCGCTTGTTGCATTAAGTCAGGAATGCGTTGTTCAGAAATAAACCTTTCTTGTTCTTCAAGTTTTTTAGTTGCTTCTTGTTGCTCTTTGATTTGTTTCTGAAGTTCCAATAACTTATTACATTCTTTTGCTATGTCACTTGTTAGACTAGTGTCAATAGTGACTTTTGCTTCTTGTTCTAAGTCCATAAGACCTCCTTTCTCTTATCATAATATAAAAAAAACTTGCAATGTCAAATAAAAAAGTTAAGATAGGCAATATTACGATATGACAAAGAAATTTACATATAAAACAAAACCATTTGAACATCAAAGGAATGCTTTGAAAGCTGGGGCTAGAGAACATTACTTTGCTTACTTCATGCAAATGGGTACGGGTAAAACAAAAGTAACAATTGATAATATGAGTTACTTATATGTAGAAAATAAAATAGATACAGTAGTAGTAGTTGCACCTAACTCTGTATATCAAAACTGGTTAACAGAATTAGAAATACATTGTTCTGTTGATTATCATACATACACACATAAGGTTGATAAAAAATTTGTATATAAAGATAATGTCTTAAATTATTACTTAATAAATGTTGAAGCATTCTCTCATACTAAAGGGTATAAGTTAATTGAAAAAATATTAGATCAACGTGGATTAAAAGTAGCAATGGTGATTGATGAGGCTACTACAATTAAAAATAGAACTGCAAGTAGAACAAAAAATTTAATTAAATTAGGACGTGGTATAAAATATAAAAGAATACTTACAGGTTCGCCTGTAACAAAATCACCACTTGACTTATTTGCACAATGTGAATTTTTACAACAAGGTTTGTTAGGACACAAAAGTTTTTACACCTTTCAAGCAAGACACGCAGTTTTAAAACAACTCAGTTTGCCTGGTCAAAGAAGCACTATGATTCCAACGGGAACTTATATGAATATAGATGAGTTAGAACAAAAAATTAAAACATTTTCTTTTAGGGTAACTAAAGATGAATGTATGGATTTACCAGACAAGATATATTTAAAACGTGATATCATATTGTCTACTGAGCAAAGACATTATTATGATCAGTTGAAAAAACATAGTAGGGCTTTGTTACTAAATGACATGATATCTTTTAATAACAAACTTACTGAGATTATAAAATTACAACAAGTGTGTAATGGTTTTGTCAAAACAGACAGTGGTGACACCATAAATATGAAAGATGCTAAGATGCAAGAGCTACATCAAGTCATCGATGAGCATGATGGCAAAGTTATTATATGGTCTAGCTTTGTACATAATATAGAAACAATTATAAAAAATTTAGAAGACAAGTTTGGTAAAGGTTCTACAGTTGCAATCTATGGAGCAGTGTCTGTCAAAGATAGAAATGAAAATGTACGTAAATTTCAAACAAATCCTAAAGTACGATTTTTTGTAGGTAATCCAGTAACTGGTGGTTATGGTTTGAATTTAACAAAAGCTACATTAGTGGTTTACTACAACAACAGTTTTAATTTAGAAGTACGAACACAATCAGAAGATAGAGCACATAGACACGGTCAAGAAAAAGAAGTCACCTATGTTGATCTTATAGCTAAAGGTACTATAGATGAGTTTGTTGTAAAAAGTTTAGCAGGCAAACATAAGTTAAGTGCTCAAACACTTGGTGAAGAAGCAGTAAAGTTTCTATAATATTCTTGTACTTTTAACATCCACTTCTTTTGATACGTTTCTAACATATCTTCATTCATAGTAAATTTTTGAAACACTAAATCTTTAGTGCAGATTAATATAACA